AAAAAATGGCATTAGTAAACAGACTTTCCAAGGGTGAAGTAGCAGTAGGCGCATTACAAGTTGGCGATAACGACACCGTTTACGGTATCGAATTTGGAACTGTATCAATCGACCCTGCTTCAATCAATGCAACAACCCGTGGTGGAACAACCTTTACTTTGACTGGTGCGGCTACAACCGACATCATTATTGTGAATCCACCATCAGACTTAAATGATGACTTAATTTATTGTGGCGCCGCAGTTACAGCCGCAGATACAGTCACCGTTTATCTTTACAACCCAACCGCAGGTTCAATTAACCAAGCGGCGGCAACATTCTCATATTGCTGGATTGACACAACTGCATAATATGAAAGCACAAATTCTTAAATCAATGATTGTTGAAGGTCGCAAACTTGTGGCTGGAGACATTGTAGAAGTCAAAGGGTGGCGCCACGCTAAGTCTTTGGCTAATAATCGCTACATCAAATTGATTGAAGATGATGTAGTTGAAGAAAAAGTAGCAGAGGCTACAAAGCCAAAGGCTACAAAGAAAACAAAAGAAGTCGCTGAATAGTGCGGAGGGCGATTCGCTAAAATGGGTCGCCCTTCCTTTTCTTAGGAGTTTATATGGCAGTATCACACGCAAGAGTTTCAGTAGGAACTACCGCTACTAAACTTACTTCAGATTATGATGGCAAAGACGGTCAGACCATCAATGTTCAAAATCCCGCTGGTGGAGCAGATGTATTTCTTGGCGGAGAGGGCGTAACAACTACCTCTTATGGTTATCTTCTTAAGGCTGACACAAGTTTTTCTGTTGAATTACAAGATGACGAAAAACTATATGGAGTCGTTGCTTCAAGCACACAAACTGTAAACATTATTCGTCAAGGCACCTGATAAATGGCTTTACCAACGACATTATCTACCTGTACGGTTGTTGGGACTTATGTAGATTTGAGCGGTAACCCTGTTCGTGGCTCAATCAATATCACCCCGCAGACGATTCTTAAAGAGGTTACACAGAATGTAATTATCATTCCTGTTGTAATCCAAAAGACATTTGATGCCACAGGTTCTTTTTCTGTCGTTCTTCCTGTAACTAGCGATACAGATGTAACACCTCAACCTTTTATTTATACTTTTGAAGAAAATTTCACAGGCGGACGCACAATCGAATTGGCTTTGCCTTTATCGGTAGCAGGAACAACTCAGAACTTAGCCGATTTACTGCCAGCCTTGGGTTCAGCAGAAGCGGCCGCTTATGTATCTGTGGACGCTTATCAGGCTTTATTGGCTCGATATAATGGTGCAGAAAATATCCGAGTTCTTGTTGTTGATGCAGATGAGAAAGCCGATGATGCAGGAACTTATGCCACCGATGCTTCCAAAGCGGCGGGTGCTTTAGCCAATTACAACACCAACCAGTTGATGATGATGGGAGTCTAAAATGGCTGAACCGTATGTACCCATTGCCCGATACAACACCGCTAATACTTTATTAACAGATTTAGAAGTTGCAACAAATGAGGCTTCAACAAATACTGCTCTATTATCAACCGCAGTTAGTAATGCTTTAACATCTAAGCAAACAGCCGAAAATCTTGTTGCTAATGGTTTTGATTTATTCTTTTTGGTAGGTGCCTAATGGCTCTTGCCTCATCAATAACCACGGTAACCATTACAGGTAATTATGTAAATTACGAAGGCACCGCTATCCAAGGTCAGGTTCGTTTTACCCTTGGGGAAGTTCTCCGTAACGGTACAGATGACCAAATGGTTGCTCCGTCTAGCATTGTGGTTCCCTTGAACGCAGGTGCTTTTTCGGTCACTCTACCCGCTACAAACGACCCTGATGTTATTCCTAACCCTTTTGTCTACACCGTCGAGGAATCCTTTGCAGGAGGGCGCACATACACCATTGCGGTGCCTTATACGACTGCTGGTTCACTAGATTTAGCCGACCTTAGCCCTACGCCAACACTTTCAGAAAACTTTGTACAGGCTATTGATGAAACAAGTTTTACAAGCCTTGAAACTAACATTACTGCTTTAGATGTGTTAATCAATCAAGCAACAGACAAGATTCTTGCTTCAGGAAAGTATTGGTATATCGGCAGTACCTACGCTACTTATACAGCGTTAGATACGGCTTTTGCTACATATACTGCTTTAACCGCTGGTACTTATAGTTTGGATGGCGCAGATGTTTCCCCCTTTGTCACCTTGGCTCAAGCCTCAGCGTCAAGTGCTTCAACAAGTGCTACAACAGCCACAAATAACGCGACTGGTACAATCAGTCCATTACTTCTAATCGGAGGATAACCGCATGGCAACTACTTACAAGGTATTGGGACAATCCAATCCCTCAGCCACGACGAACACCACTCTGTATACCTGCCCTGCCTCAACACAAACGGTTATTTCAACAGTCACAATCTGTAACCAAGCGGCGTCATCAGGAACATACAGAATCGCTGTTCGCCCAAACGGAGCAACAATCGCTCCTGAACACTATGTTGTATACGACGCAACAATTCAAGCCAATACCACAGCGGCTTATACACTCGGTCTTACCATTGATGCTTCAGATGTTGTAACAATTTACGCATCAGCATCAACTATGTCATTCAACGCGTTCGGAAGCGAGATAGCATAATATGGCAATTACCACTAATGGTGGCGCTGGAGTCACCGCAGATGCAGTAGCAACACTTTCAAATAAAACTTTAGCCGCTCCAGTCATTACTGGTGGAGTTGGCATTACTGGTACAACCACAATCACAGGTGACTTGACCGTTACTGGTACAACTACCAATATCAACACAACTAACCTTGTAGTTGAAGATAAGAACATTGTTCTTGCAGATGTAGCAACTCCTACTGATGTAACAGCCGATGGTGGCGGTATCACACTTAAGGGTGCAACAGATAAAACTCTTAACTGGGTAGATGCCACAGATGCGTGGACTTCTTCAGAAGATTTTAACCTGCTAACTGGCAAGGTTTATGAAATCAACGGCTCAACAGTATTGTCCTCAACACAGGTTCTTGGTAAAGCAGTCCCAAGCGGAACAATCGTTGGAACAACAGATACACAAACGCTTACAAATAAAACTTTAACAACTCCAGTAATTTCAACAATTTCAAATACTGGAACAGTAACTCTTCCAACAGCAACGGATACTCTTGTTGGTCGCGCTACAACAGATACATTAACTAACAAAACAATCAGCGCTACAAGCAATACTTTGACTGGTGTAATTAACAATACTCTTACATCAACAACTGGCGATACTATTTACGCATCAAGCGCAAATACACCTGCTCGCCTTGCAGTAGGAACAACAGGACAAGTTTTAACAGTCGCAGGAGGAGTTCCAACATGGGCAACTCCAGCGGCAGGTACAACAGCCAACGACCAAGCCTTCGCCTTCGCGGTGCAGGTATTCGCATAAGGAGAAATAAATGCCAACAACAGTAAGCCGAATCCCACTATCGGGTTCAACTCATGGGCGTGGAATTAAAGTTGCCGCAACTGCCTCCGCTGGCGATACCATCCACACCGCAACATCATCAACAACTGATTGCGATGTTATTACACTATACGCATATAACTCAAGCGCATCAGCAGTAAACTTAACAGTTCAATGGGGTGGAACAACCTCAGTAGATGATGACATCAAGTTATCTATTCCAGCAACATCAGGTTTAACCCTTGTTCTTCCTGACCTTGTTCTGCGTAACTCTTTAGTTCTAAGGGCTTATGCTGGCACAACAAATGTTGTAACAATTCACGGATTTGTAAACAGAGTAGCGACTACCTGATAGGAGTTAGTGCGTGTCACTTCCATCACGACTTCTTGGTGCTAACCCGTCAGTTCAAGTTTCATCTTTATTGACGGGTGCTATCACCACGCCTTCTGCTAAAGGTAAAACCATTATTCCAGTTGATTTTCTAGTTGTCGCTGGTGCTGGCGGTGGTGGAACTAATCACGGTGGTGGCGGTGGTGCTGGCGGACTTCGCTCAAGCGTAACTGCTACTGGCGGTGGCGCAAGTTTAGAATCTTCTCTTGCTCTTTTACCATCAACTTCATACACAGTAACCGTAGGTGGTGGTGGAAGTGCTAACACAAGTGGCAGTAATTCTGTATTTTCAACTATCACCTCAACTGGAGGTGGGCGTGGACAACAACCTTCCGTAAATAGTGCGGCAAGTGGCGGTTCAGGTGGCGGTGGTGGTTCTTATGGCGATGGTAATTCATCGCAAACTGGTGGTGCTGGGACAGCAAGTCAAGGTTTTTCAGGTGGTAGCGGTTCTAATAATGCTGAACCACAAAGAGGTGCTGGCGGTGGTGGCGCTGGAGCGCAAGCGGCAAATGTTGTTGGTGGTGGTAGTGGTGCGGCAGGAGCAGGTGGAGCAGGTGTAGCCGTTGCTATTTCAGGTTCTTCAGTAACTTATGCTGGTGGCGGTGGTGGAGGTTCACAAAATACAGTTGCTGGTGGTGCTGGAGGTTCAGGTGGCGGTGGCGCAGGTGGTGGATTTGGAACTGAAAATGGAACTGCTGGAACTGCTAACACAGGCGGTGGCGGTGGTGGTGGTTCAGGTAATAGCCGCACAGGTGGTGCAGGTGGCTCAGGCGTTGTAATCCTTCGCGCTCTTACTTCAGAAGGAACATTTATTGGTGGAACTCAAACCACTTCAGGTTCATACACAATTTATACATTCAATTCGTCAGGAACTTTCTATACAGGTTCGGCTTATGCCACAGGTGGAACTGTTGCTTATGACGGAACTTATTTTTATCACGCATTTACTTCATCGGGAACATTTACACCAACACGGTCTTTATCCGTTGATTATTTAGTAGTCGCTGGAGGCGGCGGCGGCAATTCAGGCGGCGGTGGTGCGGGCGGTTATCGCACAGCAACTTCACAATCTGTTACTGCTACTAATTACACAATTACAGTTGGCGCTGGCGGTGCTTGGGGTAATCAAGGTACTAGCAGTAGTTTTGCTTCTTTTGCCGCAACTGGTGGTGGTTCGGGTGGAAATTCATCACCTACTAATCGCGGTGGCTCAGGTGGTGGTGGAGCGCGTGATGGAGGTTCTTCACCTGGAACGGGAAACCTTGGTGGTTATACCCCTTCTGAGGGTAATAACGGAGCGGGCAATAACAACACAGGTTGGTGCGGTGCTGGTGGTGGTGGTGGTATAGGTGCCGCTGGTTCTGCTGGCTCAGGTAATGGCTCTCCAAGCGGCGAAGTTGGTGGCGCTGGTGGTATAGGTACTTATACAGCAATTTCAGGTGGGGCGACGACTGGACTCGGTGAACTTTATTCAGGTAATTATTACTTCGCTGGTGGCGGTGCTGGAGCAGTTGGAAGCAGTAACGGTTCTGCCGCACAAGGAGGAAAAGGTGGCGGTGGTCGTGGTGGAAATAACGCATCCATTACCGCTGATAATGGAACTGCTAATACAGGCGGTGGCGGCGGTGGTGGTGCTAGTGGCAGTAACTCAGGCTCAGGTGGCTCGGGTGTTGTTATAGTTCGGTACGCGGCATAAATAAACAAACAAGAAAAGGAGAAATAAATGGCACACTTCGCAGAAGTAGATGAGAACAACATCGTTCTTCGCGTTCTTGTTGTGGATGATTTACACGAATCAAACGGACAAGAATTTTTAGCAACAACACTAGGTCTTGGTGGTACTTGGATTAAGACCTCATACAACACACACGCAGGAGTTCACAACAAAGGTGGAACACCTCTAAGAAAGAACTATGCAGGAATCGGATATACATACGATTCAGGTCGTGATGCTTTTATTCCTCCAAAGCCTTATCCATCATGGGTTCTTAATGAAACCTCTTGTGTATACGAAGCCCCAGTTGCAATGCCAACTGAAGGTCGGTACACATGGAATGAAGAAACAACCTCTTGGGACGAAATCGCCTAACTAATTAAGGGACTATCACCATGACAACACATCTCGGCTTACAGCGCATCATGATTCCTGGGTCACAAGTTTCGGCTTTGACCACAGGTAATATCACGCTGACTGGAGCGCGAGGTCAATTTGGAATTTTTCTTTCTCAAGTTGATAACCTACTTGTAGTTGCAGGTGGTGGCGGTAGCGGTGCTGAAGGTGGCGGTGGCGGTGGTGCTGGAGGTTATAGAACAGCAACTAATCTTGCAGTAACTCCCGATACTTCCTACACGGTTACAGTTGGAGCAGGTGGAGCGGGTTCTGCTAACTCAGGAGCGCAGGGTTCAAATTCTACATTTTTAACAATTACATCTACTGGTGGCGGTGGTTCTAACGCTTTTGCTAATGGAAGCGCTGGTGGTTCAGGCTCAGGTGGTGGTGGTGCGGTAACAACTGGTGGCGCTGGTAACCAAGGTGGATTTACACCCGTAGAAGGTTACGCTGGTGGTAACGGAGCGTTTCCATCCTCTCGTTCAGGTGGCGGTGGCGGTGGTTCAAGTGCTGTCGGTAGTAATGCTAGTGGAACAAATGGCGGTGCTGGCGGTGCTGGTACTGCTAACTCAATCACAGGAACATCTGTAACTTACGCAGGTGGCGGTGGTGGTGGTAATAATGGTGCTGGAACTGGCGGTGCTGGCGGTGCTGGCGGTGGTGGTCTTGGCGGTGGCACTAATCAAACACAAACAAGCGGAACTATAAACACAGGCGGTGGTGGTGGAGGTCAGGGTCCTGACAATTACCCAGGCTCAATGGATGGTGGCTCAGGAGTAGTCATTCTTGCTTACGCTGGTACACAAAAAGCCATAGGTGGATTTATTTCATCATCAGGCGGAAATACAATTCATAGATTTGTTTCAACATCAGTTTTTCGTACAAATTTACTTGGGGCTAAAGCAACTGGTGGAATGGTTACGACAGATGGAACTTATTATTATCATGCTTTCCCATCAACTTCAGCGTTTGTTCCTACTGAAAGTTTAACTGCCGACATTCTTGTTGTCGCAGGTGGCGGCGGTGCTGGAAACAACGGTGGCGGTGGTGGTGGTGCTGGAGGTTTACTTTATTTCTCTAGTCAATCACTTACAACTACAAGTTACACCGTAACAGTTGGCGCGGGAGGTACTACTCACCCTACTGCTAGTGGTGCTGGTAATACTGGTTCAGACTCACAGTTTGGTGCTTTGACCCTTGTTAAAGGCGGCGGCGGTGGCGGTTCTAACATCGGACCTACAAACGGAAAAACAGGTGGTTCAGGTGGCGGTTCACACGCATCAAACGGTGGTACAGGTGGCGCGGCAACATCAGGTCAAGGTTTTGCTGGTGGTGATTATGTTGTTTCTAACTCAGGTGGCGGTGGTGGTGGTGCTGGTGAGGCAGGAAATACAGATGGCGGTTCTCAAGGTGGAGATGGTCTAAGTACCTATTCTTCTTTTGGTGCGGCAACTGGTTTTGGACACAATGTAAGCGGAACTTATTGGTTTGCTGGTGGCGGTGGTGGTGGTTCTAATAATTTGAACGCTACTGGTGCTGGCGGTACTGGCGGTGGTGGTGGAGATGGTCAAGATGGACTACCGAATACAGGCGGTGGTGGTGGTACCACATGGAGCGCTTATAGAAGATTAGGTGATGGCGGTTCAGGTATTGTCATCGTTAGATACGCGGTTTAAGGAGAAATAAATGGCTGGTACAACAAGTAAAGGTTTACGCTATCCAACAGCGGGGGATAACCCTGCCGTACATACCGATTTCCTTAATTTAGCGACAGATATAGATACAGAGTTAGATGACTACATTCTAAAATCTGCTCCATCTTTTACCGCAACAGTAACCCTTGGTGCTGGCGCTGACATTATTTTTGAAGGTACAACTAACGATGGTTTTGAAACAACCCTCACAGTTACCGACCCAACAGCAGACCGAATTGTAACTCTGCCTAACGCGACTACTACTTTGGTCGGACGCGATACGACTGACACTCTTACTAATAAGACTCTGACTTCGCCAATTATTACTAACGCAACATTTAGTGGTCAGCAATCAGGGTTAGAAATTGCCTTTAATAACTCAATCGTCTTTGAAGGTACAACAGCCGACGCTTTTGAATTGACCCTATCTGCGGGTAATCCAACTTCAGATGTAACAGTCACTCTCCCTGATGAAACAGACAAACTAGCAAACGAAAACTTTGTTCGAACATCTGTTCTAATGCTAGGTGGAATGTAATGACCTTTACCTACTCGGGTGACCCAAGCACATCTACTCGTAATTATGTGCGCTTTCTTATTCACGATACTGATTCAACCGATGCGCTATTTAGCGATGAGGAATTGAATTATGTAATCAGCGAATGGAGCGGGGATGCCTATAACGCGGCGCGTGAATGTGCCGAAATTCTAATTGCCCGTTTTAGTCGTTTAGCCGATAGTAGTTCTAAGAGTGTTGGCGACATTTCCGTATCCGAGTCTTATTCATCCAAGGTTACCCATTACAAAGAATTGGCTGAAAGTTTGATTCGTCGTCAGATGCGTAAGTCTCCTCCACGACCATTCGCAAACGCTCAGGCTCTTAAATCCACAAATGACAGAATTGTTGATGACTTCAATACTGACTTTTATGCGGGTATTCACGACAACCCAAATAATGTATCTGATAAACGCATAGAAGAGTAAGGTAGCCAATGGACGCTATCTATACCAAGGTCGCGGAGTTCATGACTGACTCCGTGGTATTTACCGCCAAGGCTTCAGTTGATAAATACAACAAACCTACTTTTGCTAATACCAGTACAACCGTTACTGGTCGTCTTATTTATGACACAGTTAAATCCAAAGATGTTCAAGGCGTTGAAGTTGTTGATATTGGACGATTCATCACCTATGGTCCCGCAACCTCTATCACGGTGGGTCATAGGATGGTCGTCGGGGCGGACACCTTTACCATCAATGGCGTAGATAACATCGCAGACGAAAACGGAGCGCATCACACCGTCATCAGATTTGGGCGTTAATCATGGCGAAGTCGTCTTTCAAACTCGACTTATTTGGCGATGAAGAGTTAGTTAAGGCTCTCAAGGCTGGCAAAGAAAATACCCCTCAAGCGATAGCCCAAGCAATATGGGAAGAAGCCAATGTCATCTTTGCTAAGTCACAAATTTTAGTTCCAGTAGATACGGGTGTTCTTCGTGGCTCAGGTGGAGTATCTGCCCCACAAATGGGAAACCAAGGCTATTTTGTAGATATTTTCTACGGTGGTCCCGCCGCACCTTACGCTTTATATGTTCATGAAATTATCGGCAACTACCACAATCCACCAACACAGGCTAAATACCTTGAGCAACCAGTCATGGAAGCAATGTCTACTATCCAAGAAAACATAAAGGGTAGAATAATCGACATCATAGAGAAAGGTCACAGGGGCTAATGGCAACGATTCTTGAATCAGTAGGCGACTACCTACAAAACACAGCGAGCGCTTTTGGCGCCCATGCTAGTCAAGGCACCCTCGGCACATCTATTTTTCTTGGCACACTTCCTGAGACCCCTGATGCTTGCGTAGCAATTTATGAGAACGCTGGAAGTTCCCCAACATTTACTATGGGTTCAGGCGGTATCAGGATTGACTATCCAATGCTTCAAATTATTACTCGCGCAGGTCGTGAAGATTATCCAACGGCTAGAGACAAGGCAGAAAATATCCGCGTTTTGCTCGCGTCGGTGCTTGAACAAACTGTCTCAGGGGTGCATATTATGAGGATTGAACCAATGGGTTCAGTAAACTTGTTAGGAGTAGACCCGAAGTACCGTCCACTAATCTCGGTGAATTTCCGATGCCTAGTGCGAATGTAAACGAGGAGCCACAGGCTCCACAAGAGAGAGTGGTAGACCCGTATGGCAGAAACGCAACAACCGATGAGTTCCAGCGATGCTGGAAATGCGACAGGCTCCTCTTCGAAAGCGCAACGCGCCCGTGGAGTATCCGATGCCCAAGATGTAAGTCCAAAAATAAATCAGGATGACTTCTTCAAAGATTTAGATTCCTTAGTTGGCTTTGGGCGTGAACAGGCTGGATGCTCAATCGGTAGGTTAGTTTCAAAATTAGATGAACCTATGCGTTCTAAACTTATTGAAATCATGAAGAATGAAAAAGTAAACTCTGCTCGTCTTGCTGAGGTTATGTTAGCCTATGGGCTTCAAGTATCTTCCAGCGATGTCTTGCGTAGACACCGACGAAGGCTTATAGGAAAAGACGGGTGTAAGTGTCCGAATGAGTCTTGATGACGCTTTAGATAATCTGCTCAGAACTAGCGAGATGAATTCAGTTCAAAAGACTGAACCTCGTCAGAGACAAGCAGAATGGTTGCCTGGGGTTACTTGGCAAGGTGAAGAAGGAACCGTAACAACTCAACCAATGGAGGGCGATAACGCGCCCGATTGGTCGGGAGTTCTTCGAATGTGGGGCTTAGACCCCGAACATTTTCAAGTAGTAGAACCAGTTCTTTTCAATGTGTGGGGCGATACTTTAGGAATTCTTAATCGCCAATGGAAGGGCAAAGTAGTACGCAAGGGCAAGCAAGAAGTTGCCGACATTGAATCTCTCATTCAAGAAATTAAGAAACATAAACCCCGTGAGCGCAAGCCTATTGTTGGCGGTGCAAGTCTTGTCGTCTGTGCCTCTGATTGGCAAACAGGTAAACGAGATGGTGATGGGCTTAAAGGTTTAGTAGGTCGATGGCTTCAGGCTATTGATGATGTTGAATTTAGAATCAAAGAGTTAAAAAAGATTGGTCGTCCGATTGACTCAATCACCGTTCTTTGTCTTGGTGATTTAGTTGAAGGATGCGACGGTCACTACGACATTCAGACTTTTACAGTTGAAGTTGATAGAAGAGACCAAGTAAAGATTGCCCGTCGTCTTTTAAGAGATGCCCTTATCCGTTGGTCAAAGGTTGTCCCTGATATAACAGTTGCGGCGATTGGCGGAAACCATGGCGAGAACCGCAAAAATGGTAAAGCCTATACAACTTTGAACGATAACGACGATGTAGCCCTAGTTGAATCTGTGGCTGAAATCTTCCAAGCAAACCCTGAAGCCTATGGTCATATCCGTTTTGCTATTCCAAAAGATGAATTAAGTTTGACAGTAGAAGTCCACGGGAAAATTATCGGGATTACCCATGGACATCTAGCCCGTAGTTCAGGAAGCCCTGAACAAAAACTTCGTCGATGGATTGCTGACCAAACTCTCGGGCGTCAATCCATTGGCGATTGTGACATTTTGGTTTCGGGTCATTATCATTCGTTTCGTCTAGCAGATTGGGGAGGAGTCAAATGGCTACAAGCACCAGCCCTCGACGGAGGAAGCGTGTGGTGGAGACAATCAACGGGGGAGATTGCGGATGTGGGAGTCCTGACCTTTGTTGTGAGCAGTCAGGGAGTGTCGGACATCCAACTATTATGAACGACCCAAGGGACATAGCCTTATACGCCGCTGAATTGGTCTCAGGAGACCGTCAGGACGCGTATGGACATCCTTTGGATAACTTAACTAGGGCATCAAAGATATGGTCTGTAATCCTCGGCTGTGAGGTTTCTGCCGAGCAAGTAGCCCTCTGCATGGTCGGAATGAAGATAGCCCGTGAGGTCAATCAATCCAAGCCTGACACGGTGGTAGACGGGATTGGCTACTTCCTGACCCTAGGAATGATTCAAGAAGAGCGCCTCAGAAGAGAGAATAACTAACCCTAGTTGTGATATACTTGCCTTGTCCCGAGAGGAGGGCAAGATGAGAGAGTTCAGAATCTCTGAAATAGGAGTTGAGAAAACTCTTGCCAAGGCACAGAAACTTGCTCAACGCGCTCAGAAAAAAGGTTTGAGCGGTGGGTACCAAGTTCGCATCGAAAAGCGTTTTGAAGAAATAGAAGGCATCAGCCACGAATATCAAGTCTTAGTTATTGAAGGCGAGCCAGTTAAGTTCAATGGCTGGCAGTTCATTGGCGTTGCTGAGTTTGTTGAAGGCAAGGCAATCACAAAGACAATCGCAGGTGGTCGTGAAGTTAAGCCATCTGAGGTCAAGGTTGGATATTGCGAGCATTGCCAAAAGGTTCGCGCTCGCTCAACAGTTATCTTTGTACAGAATGAAGAAGGCAAGGTTTGTCAGGTCGGTTCAAGTTGCGTCAAGGATTACATCGGATGGCAGTTCAGCGCTTCTTACTTACCAACAGAAGAAACTTTTGAAGAAGAATTTGGTGGCTATTCAGGCAATGGCTGGACAGGTCACTCAACAGTTGGAGTCTTGGCTCACGCAATCACTCAAGTTGAAAAGGGTGGTTACCTTCCTTCAGGTACAGGAATCTCTACCAAGTCTCTTGTTTGGGAATACTTAAGCGGTGGCTATCACGCTAAAAACAACTGGAAAGAATATGTAGGAGAAAACCCAACTGAGGTTGAATATCAAAAGGCTAGAGAGTTAATTGAGTACGGCAAGAACTTTGAAGGCGAATCTAGTTATGCCGAGAATGTGAGAGTCGTTTGCGGTTTGGAATATCAGACTCACAGCACAGTCGGAATTTTGGTCTCAATAATCAGAGCAAAGCAAAAGAGCCAAGAGCAGGAAGTTGCTCGCCAAGAGGCTAAGGTTTACAAGGCTGAGCAGTTTGCTCCAACAGGCGAGCGCATTGAGTTAGAAGTTACAGTCCTTAGCGAAAACACCTTCGAGACTCAGTTTGGCTGGACAACTCTTTATACATTTGCAAGTGGTGAGTACCAGTTCAAGTGGTTTGCTTCAAGCGGTACAAACTTAGAAGTTGGCGATAAGGCAGTCATCAAGGGAACAATCAAGGGTTCTGACGAGTACAAAGGAAGTTTTTCAACATTGCTTACTCGTTGCAAAGTGCTTCAGATTGCCGAAAAAATAGCCTGATACACTAGACCTACTGTGCGCTAGTCGCCCGAGTTTTTCGTCTCTTCCGTGTCCGAGTGACCTGACGGTTACTTGGGTTACCCATGTGCTGTCACGGAGGAGGTTTAGATGACTCGCTATCGAGTCCTATCGGGTATTGATTACCCACCAAACAAACGCGCTGAGGCTGGAAAAATCGTAGACGATTTACCTGCGACCTCAATCAAATGGCTTTTGGAATCAGGCATCATCGAAGATGCTGACAAACCAGCCAAGGTAGATGAAGAGCCTAAAATTGAGGCTCCTAAAGTAGAAGAACCAATCCAAGAAGAAACTCCAGCAGAAGCCTCACCCGCTGAAGCAGAAGAGGGTGATGAGTAATGCCTACATTTCGCCATGGTAAAAATATCAATGTCTTTATCGACCAGTACGATTTCTCAACTTACTTCAATGATGTAAGTGCCTCTACTGCCGTTGATACCGCTGAGACCAGCGCTTTCGGAACAAGTGCCAAGACTTATGTAGTCGGTCACCGCGATGGAACAGTATCGCTTGGAGGTATGTTTGAATCAACAGCCTCAACAGGTACCGACCAATACTTCGCAAGCGTTCTTGGTTCAGCCACAAGGCAAAAAGTAATTGTTGCCGTTGAAGGTCATTCAAACGGAACTGGAGCAATCATGCTCCAAGCAGACGACACATCCTACGAGGTATCAAGTGCCATCGCGGATATTGTCCAAGCAAGCGCAGAATTCCAATCAACAGATGCAGTTGAACACGGGAAGATTCTTTCTTCAGGTTCGACTGTAACTGCGACTGGAAATGGAACAAGCGTAGACAACGGAGCCTCAACCGCTAATGGTGGAGCAGGATTCTTGTCAGTTCCAACAAATACACGCAATGGAAACATCACAGTAAAAATCCAACACTCAGCAGATAACTCAACTTTTGCTGACTTGGTTACCTTTACCGTGGTGAGCAGTACAACCAAAACTTCGGAAAGAATCGTAGTTGCGGCTGGCACAACAGTTAATAGATACCTGCGAGTCAATTACACAGTTGCAGGTTCAACAGGCTCGGCTACCCCTGTGGTGGCTTTTACTAGGAGGTAAAACAAACAATGCCTACATTTCGTCATGGTAAATCCACCGTATTCAAAGTAGATAATTCAGGTGGCACACTTACCGATATTAGTAACACCCTTACAGATGTGTCATTCCCACAATCAGTAGACACCGCTGAAACTTCAACTTTTGGAAGTTCTGCAAAGTCTTATGTAGTTGGTTTGACAGATTCAACAATCAGTATTTCAGGAAACTTCGACGCAACAGTCGATGCTCACTTGGCAGGAATTCTTGGTCAAGCGGCTTCTGTTTCTTTCGAATACGGTCCTGAAGGTTCAACAAGCACCTATGTCAAGTATTCAGGAGAGTGCTACCTAACTTCTTACGAGAAGAGTGGTGCTATCGGAGATGTAGTGACATACTCTGCTGAATTCCAAGTAACAGGTTCCGTTACACGCGGTACCTACGCTTAATAGGAATTGATTCAAAAAAACTTAATAAATTATCGTGACCAACCTAGTGTCCCAAGGAGAATGAAATGACAGATTTACGCGGAAAGATTTTTGCATCTGACGATATTACGAAGGAATTATTGGAAGTCCCTGAATGGGGAGTTTCAGTAGAAATTCGTTCTATGACAGCAGGGCAGAGAGCAACACTTACTGAAGGAGCAACCTCCGCAGATAAAGTGGATGTTTCCAATATGTACGCAAAGACTGTTATCGCAACCGTGTTTGACCCTGAAACGGGTCTACCAGTCTTTACAGAACAAGACCGTGAAGCCATCCTTTCAAAGAATGGTGCAGTCATTGAGCGTTTGGCAACAAAGGCTCTTGGCAGTTCAGGTCTAGGCGAAAAGGCGGTAGACGAGTCACAGGCGCGATTTCCTAAAGAATCCTGAGAGACGGTTTCTTTTTGAATTAGCAGAAAAGTTAGGTCGGACGGTGGGTGAACTTCTTTACGGAAGTGAAACCCACCGCCCACTTAGCAGTATGGAATTAACTGAGTGGAACGCGTTTTATCTTCTCAAAGAAAAAGAACGCGAGAAAGCCGAGAGAAGAGCAAAGGCGAGGAGATAAATGGCTGAGTCACCAACCATGGAAGTCCGCGCTCGGTTATCGGCGGATTCAGCCCAGTTCACTCAAGGTATGGACAAAGCCGTTAAATCGGCTAATGAGTTCCAACAGGCTTCATCTAAATTACAAAGTTCCTTAGTAGCCATCGGCGTTGCCTCGGGTGCGGCGATGGCTGGACTTATTGCTTTTGGCGTTAAATCTTTCAAAGCGGCCGCAGAGGTTGAGCGTTTAGATTTAGCCCTTGAAGCAGTTGGCGCCTCGAGCGGTAAGGGATATGAAGCCCTTAAATCAACAGCCGACGGTATGCGAGCGCTTGGCATCAATGCGGCTGCCGCACAAAAAACAACACTTAAGTTTGCTCAATCTAATATCGATTTATCGCAAGCAACACTATTAGCAAAAACCGCTCAAGACCTTTCTGTTGCATCTTCAATGACAGCCGAAGAAGCGCTTCAATCAGTTACCTTTGCGGTGACAACTGGTAACACAAGAGTTCTGCGTCAGATTGGTATTACAACTGGAGCCTCTGACGCTTATCAAGCCTACGCTCGTTCAATCGGAAAAGCGGCTAAAGATTTAACAATGGCAGAACGCCGTCAAGCGGTAGTCAATCTTGTCATGAAAGAAGGAACCAAAGCGGCGGGTGCTTATGCCTTGGCTATGGAATCACCAGCAAAACTAATCACAATGTTTGGTGATTTACACGATGACCTTCAAGTAAGTATGGGTGCAGTTTTAGTTAAAGGCTTTGGACCAATTATTAAGTCAGCCTTTAAGTTTGAAAAATCTCTTGTTACCGCTATTAGTTCAGGCGGAAAACTTGCTCCAATTCTTGAAGCCATTCAAAAAGTAATGGTAAAACTTACTGCACCTATTTCTATGGCTATTGACAAATTTACCGAATTTATTGATGGCATGGATATGACTGGCATTAAGGTAAATGACCTTGCTGGAAAGATTGAAATGATTTTGCCAGTAGTTGCTGGTTTCGGTGCGGCTTTTGCAACCATGGCTGGTAAGTCAGTATTTAGTGCCGTGCCTATTTTTGGCAAACTACTTGGATTCTTAAATCCAGTTGCAGTTGGTTTTGTCGCAATGGCTTTGACTTCAACTCAAGTCCAAACAGCCGTGGGTAGATTGCTTGCCTCACTACGCCCATTGCTTGATGTTGCTAAGAATATCGGGGATGTATTTAGCAAAGTCCTAGCAGTTGCCGTAATGATTTTTGCTAAGGCTATTACTGGAGTTGCAGTAGTTGTTGAACGAGCCACTAAATTCCTACGAGACCATAAGACTATTGCCTATGCTTTAGTAGCAACTTTAGCGGCGGTCACCCTTGGAGTGATTGCTTATACAGTTCAGACTAGACTTTCTACCGCGGCTACTACACTAAAAGCCACAGCAGTTAAAGCCCTTAACAAAGCAATGTTAATTTTGAAAAGCACAATCTTTTTGTATGTAGTTGCTATCGCGGCTCTTGTAGCGGCGTTTGTTTACGCGTGGAAGAATAGCGAAACTTTCCGCGAAGTATTTACAAATGTATTTAATTCAGTTGCTCAAGTTGTAGGGACAGCCTTATCATTTATTTTGACAGGCTTAGGCAACCTCCTTATTGCTTTTGGTCAAACTATGTCTCCTGCTACATCTTTTGGTCAGACCATGATTGCCGTATTCCAGTTTATTTATACAGCCACACTTACAGCAATTACAGGAGTTGTTAAAACTCTTATTATGTTGCTTAGCGCCTTGCGTTATGTGACCAGCGGACAGACAGCCTTTGGCAAAGTAGTTCGAGCAGTCCTCAACTTTGTATTCAAAGCCTTTGCCACAGTTGTAGGTGGCATCTTAAAGTTCATTGGATTCTTCCTTGAGGGTCTAGGTATGTTGCTTGATACTCATGGGTTAGTCGGCAAGATTATTGGAATGATTCTTGACTTCCTATGGAAATCTTTTGCTACCGTAATTGGTGGAATCATTAAGTACATCGGAATGTTTATTGAGTTCCTTGGTAACTTGCTTGACACAAATAACCTTGTAGGTATGTTAATTGCTAAGATTCTTGATTTCTTGATTGATGCCTTCGCCACAGTCTTTGGCGGTATCTTCAAATATATTGGAACATTTATTAGTTTCTTAGGCGACCTGCTTGATGCTAATTCTTTAATCGGACAAGGCATAGCCAAGGTTATTAACTTTATTGCCAGCGTTTATTTCACTTTAGTTGAAAAAGTTAGCGGTTTCTTAGCAACTTTAGTAGGGGCTTTAGTAAATTGGCTCAAGGGTAACCGTAATACTCTCGAGGCTGGTATTGATTTATTTAATAACTTTGCCGAGGGTGTGGGTAAAGCCTTTGCTTTTATTCCATCAACTTTAGCCTTGCTTCTTGAAAAATTTGGTGATTTCTTTAAGTCTGCTTCAAAAGGAGTAGCAGATTTTATTACTGAGATTGCTAACGGCTTGCGCCTAATTCCTAAGATTGGTGCGGCTCTAGCGGCGCCACTTGATGCGGCCGCCGCAAAAATTACAAGTTTTGGTGGGCGCGTAGAAGCGGCGTTTGATAACGCGGCTAAACCTTTGCGTTCTTTTGCAACAACTATTACCAATGCTACAAAGCAAGTCATATCAGATGGGTCTTTTGATAAGTTAGTTACTAAAGTTGAAACAGTTCAAAAGGCTCTTGTTGCAGTTAGCAAGACCGCCAATACATTAAAAGAAAAAGAATTTGGAACTGACCTGATGAATTTTATATCAGGAGGTTTAACAAAAATTGGTACAGCATCTAGCAAGATTGGTAACACAATTCTTGAAGTCACCAAAGTTCCTATTGCCGAGGGATTAGTTCAGGCTATTTCTGACGCTTTGACTAAGGTAGGCGGGTTTGCTAAAAAGGCTGGAGAAACAGTTCTTGAGGCTGGCGATATTAAATTAGGAACTGAGTTAGTTCAGTTGCTTGCTGATGCTTCTAAGATAATTGGTGGAGCAGTTAGTAAGGTTGGTTCATTTGTTACCGAACTTAAACAGTTTGAAGTAGGAGATATTCTTGGCGACTTAGTTGAAAATGTAGTTGATTTTGCAATTCCACAACTTGAGAAGTTAGTCAATGTTATGGAAGGACTTAAAGATGTTGAGGTCGGTAAGTTCCTTGTTGAGAATTTAAGTTCACTAAGCCTTAAGGCTGGCGAGACAATTCTTGGCTTTGCCTCAGCAGTTAAATCATTTACTACTGGCAATGTGCTTGGCAAAATTACAGATGCTTTTGGCGCTCTTGGAGATAAACTCAAAGAAGGCTTAGGCTTTGGCGATATTCTTGAAGAAGAAAGAAAACGCGCCAAGGCTTTAGAAGGTATGAATGGCGAAGATGATGCCACCCTTAACGAACTTCAGAACTCGGCAGACTTGATGAAGAAGATTCGTGATGCGATGACTGCTGGTATTGAATCTATGCGTGATGTGCTTACAGATTTACAAGATGCGGCTAAACAGTTTGCTGATTCCCTTAAAGACACAATCTTAAGTTTTGCAGGTCTTAAGGGAGTAGAACTTCCTGATGGGTTCATTCCAAAGGCTAAGTCGCTTATTGAAAATATGCGGATGCGTTTGGATAAGAGCGAACAATTTGCTAATCAAATCCTTACTCTTCAGGGATTGGGTCTTGATGCTAAAGCAATTCAAGACTTAGTTGAATCAGGACCAATCAAGGGCGCTCAACTTGCGGCGTCAATCCTTGGCGGTGGCGCTGACGCGATTGCTCAAATCAATGAACTTCAACAAAAAATTGGGTTCACAGGTGCGGCGATTGGTAAGTTCGGTTCTGAAGCGGCGTTTGGTCAAAAGATTGCTAACGCTCAATTAGGCATCGCTCAGGTAACAGATGCTCAAGCAAGAATTAGCGGAGTTAGCGGAAACAACATTGTTATTGAGCAAGGCGCTTTTGTTGTCAATGTTGATACAACTGGTGCCAAGGACATAGATGAAAAGGCTGACATAATTACTCAGCGTATTCAAGAGACATTCGCTATTTTGGCAAAGGAGTTGGCTAACAAATAATGGCTACTTATACACTTCGCCCCAACGCTAATTGGAACAACGCTTCAGCCTTTACCATCTCAGGTGGCTCAGGCTCAGTCCACGCGGCTCTTTCAGATTCAAGCGACACTACCTACATCACTCGTACAAGTACAACAGTCCCCGCTTCTTATGAAGCAGAGTTTGGCACACAGACCCTTGCGGCTACCGAAAAAGTTGCCTATGTAAATTTACGAGCAAGAGGAACTATCGGTACAACTGGAAGCATTGAGTTGAGTCTTGGTGTTATTACAGACCGTAATGGTAGAACAGTTAGTTACTCAGTTCCTTTCTCTAAAGCCAATACCCTTGCTTTGACTACCCTTGATACTGCTTTGAAATTGACTAGCGCTCCCAACGGAGAGGCTTGGAGTCAAACTCTCATAGACAATCTTGTAGTTAAGTTCACCGACAACGCAACGGCTTCAGGTGACCGTGCTGGTCTTTATGAGTTGTATGTAGATGTAATTACTACGGCTCAACCTTCAGTTACCGTAACAGCACCAAGCGGGACAATCACAGATACAACATTCCCGTCAGTTACTTGGACTTATTCAGACGCCGATGGTGACCCACAAAGCGCTTATGAAGTCAAAGTCTTTGATTCGACCACATACGGCGGTGGCAGTTTTAGTGCTGATACTTCTACTCCAGCGGTACAAACTGGAATCGTCACATCAAGCAATGACGGTCAAACCCTTGAAGCAGACTTAGCAGATGGCACAACTTACCGAGCCTATGTCCGAGTTGCTCAATTATTAAATGGCTCTAATTACTTTAGTAATTGGGCATACAGTCAGTTTACTATCGATGTTGATGCTCCAGCCACGCCATTGATTACAGCGTTCTATGATTCTCAAGAAGGTGCCGTAACAGTTACAGTCTTTGGTAGAACTAATGCCTTGTCTCCAAACCAAGCCTCTCTTGAAACTAATACAACTGGATGGGCGGCGGTTACAAACTCAGCGATTGCTCGTTCAACAGCACAGGCGTCAAGCGGTAGCGCCTCTCTTGAAATCACAGCAAGTTCAAGCGGTGATGCAGTTGCCTCAACCACAACAGCAACTAAGTTCACAGTCACAGCAAACCAAAAGTTCTCTGCTATTGCCGACTTCAGGGCAGGTACAACAACTCGCTCGGCTTCAGTTGGTATTCGTTATTTATCCTCGACTGGTTCAACTATCAGTACAACATTTGGAACAGCGGTTAGCGCAACGAGTTCAGCCTTTGTCACAGCAAGTGTCACGGTGCTTGCTCCGCCTACCGCTACTCATGCTCAGGTGTTTGTAAAAATTACAAGCGCTGGCGCAGGTGAAGTTTTCTATTTAGACAAGATTGCTTTCCACTCAGGTGATACACCAGTCTTTACCCGTGGCGGATTCAGTTCTTTTGCTTTTGATGTTGAGCGCTCAGATGATGGCGTAAATTACACAACAGTTCGTAATAGTCCAATCACAGCAGATAGCACACAAATTGCTGAACTCAATGATTATGAAGTCCCACTAGATACAACAGTTACTTATCGTGCGAAAGCGAGGGCTGATATTTAATGGCAACTATTTCCTCGGGGTATACAACCACCGTACCTATTCAGATTACTAATCCTGCTACTTGGTCTTTTGTTGCACCTGAAAGTCCAACAATCAAAGCAGTTGGTATTGATGTCTTGCAACCTCTTAACTCAACGATTGTTGAATCTTATGGAGTTTTTAAGCCACTTGGCGCATCTAAGACAGTTGTTGTTTCTCAGTCAATCTATGGCGTAGATGGCACTTATGAATTTGTTACTACTGGAGAAGATGAGTGGGATACTCTCTATCCAGTTTTAACCTATCAAGGAACGCTTCATGTGCATGACCCACTTGGACGCCAAAAGTATGTGCGCTTTGTAGATAGAAACTGGACAGAATCAGGAAACATAAATGCTTTAGTTCGTCGAGTTAAAGTCACTTACTTTGAGGTATCGGCGCCATAATGTATCCAGTCTCCGAAGCGTTCAAATCAGCAGTTCGGAAGTCTCACTCAACCACAGTCAAAATTGAGATTTACGATATGGCTAATGGAACCATTATCAGCACAGCATCTCCTATCAGCGGAGAAGTCACCATTGATAATCGTCGCTCCATTCGCCGTGAATGTTCTTTGGAGTTTGTTGATACAGATGGAACGCTTGTTCCTACAAATAACATCTCTTCAGTTCTTCTTCCCTATAACCGTGAAGTAAAGATTTATAGAGGTGTTGTTTTTGGAGATGGCACCGAGGAGTTAGTTCCTCTTGGTGTATTCATTATTACGAGCGTTGATGTGAGTGAGTCTGCACAGGGAGTTAAAGTCTCGATTAAAGGTTCAGACCGAAGCCTTCTTTTGGCTCGGGCTAAGTTCACTAATCATGAGTTCTATATTGAAGATGGCACCGCTAAAGAAACAGCGATTGAAAACATTCTTAAGTATCGCTACCCCCAAGTTAAAACTATTTTTCCAGCAACTAATCAAGTAACAACTTTGCTTTATCCAACCCTTGACCAGTCAAGCGACCCTTGGCGCGAGGCTCTAAAGATTGCAGAGTCCGCATCTATGGACTTGTACTTTGACGAGAATGGCATTGCTCGCATGAGACCAATTCCCGACCCTGACAAGGGAACAGCGGTTGCCGAGTACACAGATGGCTCTGATTCAGTTTTGATTCAGATGAATCGTTCTTTAAGTATTGATGAATCATATAACGGAGTTATTTATACAGGCGAAGGAACTAACCTAAGTATTGGCGTTATAGGTGAGGCTTGGGACGATAATCCAAGTTCGCCTACATATCGTAAGACCTATGGCGAAGTCCCTAAGTTCATGAGTAGTCCAACCGTGCTTACAGTTGCAGAGGCGAAAGAAGCGGCGGCCGCTGAGTTAAAGAAAGTTATTGGCGCTTCAGAAAAAATTACTTGGGATTCCATCGTCAATCCTGCTCACGATGTTTATGATTTAGTAAAGGTAACTCGTTCACCAATCGGGGTTGATAAAATTCTAACGCTTGACGCAATTTCCATTCCGTTGAGTGCCAGCGGTAGTATGAACGCAATCGGTAGAAGTAGGAGATTCTGATGGACTTGAGTTACTTAGTTAATCAAATCAAAGGTACGAGTACCTTTCCAACTCTTAGGCTTCGTCAGGCTTATGTTGTTGCAACCAGCAACAGTCCAAAGACTATCGATATTCAAATAGCAGGAGATACAAACACTCTGCCTTCAGTAAAGTACATACATAGTTATGCGCCACAAGTGGGGGATACCGTTTTTATCCTTACAAATGGGGCTGATATTTTGTGCCTCGGAGACATAGCAACCTAGGTTCAGAAACCATAGGTTATTATTTACCTACCTACAATTAGGAGAACACAATGGACAAAAAGACAAAAGCATTGCTCGCTTCATACGGACGGTCATTTTTAGCGGCAGTTACAACAGCCTTCATGATTACAGGTGGGGACATCCTTGCTCTTGATGGCGATTCACTTAAGGCAATTTTAGCGGCGGGTATCTCTGCCGTTCTCCCAGTCGCAATCAGAGCGGCTAATCCTAAAGACCCTGCGTTTGGCAAAATTGCCGACGGAGTTACTGAAGCCGTAGTTGGAAAACTAACAAAGAAGGCTCCAGCGAAAAAGGCAACGGCTAAAAAATAATGTCAGTAGAAAAAGTTCTTGCGTCCGCCAAAGCCGAAGTTGATGCTGGATACCGTGAAGGTGCCAACAACGACACAAAGTTCGGCAAGTGGTTCGGACTAAACAACCAACCTTGGTGCGCCATGTATGTTTCTTGGTGTTTCAAGGAGGCAGGTCTTTCAGACTTAATCGCGGCTCAATCTAAAAAAGGTTTTGCTTCATGCGATGTAGGTTTGAAATGGTTTGCCAAGAAAGGTCAGATTGTTCCAGTCGGTCAAGCAAAGGCTGGCGACATTGCTTTCTTCCAATTTGATGATGATGCCCAAGCAGACCATGTAGGCATAGTTCAAAAGAACGACGGTAAAGGAACTCTTTGGGTTTACGAAGGAAATACAAGTGGCGATACAAAGGGAAGTCAGTCAAATGGTGACGGTGCTTTCCTTAAGAAGAGAGCCTACAAACTCATCATGGGTGTGGCTCGTCCAGCATATCCAGCAACCCCAGTCGCTTCAAAGACTGCTGACGAAGCAAGAGCAAAGGCATAAAAATGAGCGAGGAGGTAAAGCCAAGTTTAGGAGAGATTATGCGTCGGCTTGATGACCTGACTATGGAAGTCAAGCAGATGAACCTAAATGTTAGCCAAACCTATCTTCGCAAAGATGTTTACGACTCTGACTCTGAAAGAGTTACGCAAGCCATGGAACACATTACAGACCGTCTTGCAAAAATGGAGAGTCGCTCCGAATGGGTCATTCGTACCGTCGGGGCGCTCTTCATTGCCACAGTTGTCGGTGCCTCCATGTATGTTGGACAAATCATTGGGTTGTAGGGCTTGACAATCTAAACCCCCGTTTAGTACCCTCTCCCTTAACGAGAGGAGTCCACATGGACAACACAGCAAAAACAGTACCAGTCGATGATTTTGAAATCATTGAAGAACCAGCCCGTGAGCCATTCGTCGTTGATGACGATTCAAAGGCAGATTGGGCGATGCGAAAACTTGCCTCTATTCGACGCAAGCAAGCAGATAACAAAGCCATCTTTGACCGCGAGTTACAAAGAGTCACAGATTGGCTTCAGAAGGTCAATACAGACCTCGAAAGAGATGCTGAGTGGTTTGAGGCTAACCTACGCCCATACGCCCTTCAGGAGCGCTCTAAAGACCGTAAAAGCATAGTTCTGCCCCACGGCACCATCAAGACTGTTTCAGGTCGAGTCAAGTTCGATATTGAGGATGAGTCTAAGTTCCTCGATTGGGCTGAGACCAACGCCCCTGAATTAGTACGAGTCAAAAAAGAAATTGATAAAAAAGCCCTAGGTGCTTTGAATCAGTCCGAAGATAAAGTAATATCAACCCAAGGTGAAATTGTTCCAGCAGTCAAAGTTGTACCTGCTGAGATTTCAGTTTCATTTGTAATCGCAGAGTAGAGAGAGGGAACATGGAAAACAATCTACCTATCGCTCAAGCGTTGAGCGAAATCATGAAAGCAGTTGGAGCAATCGCCAAGAAAGATAAAAACACTTCACAAGGTTTTAACTTTCGAGGAATTGATTCAGTTGTAAATGCTGTATCACCAGCACTTCAAAAGTTCGGAGTAGTCGTCGTACCTTCAGTCGAAGAGTATGAATACCAAACAGTCGAGATAGGACGGAACCGAACTGCTATGGGTCATGTCAAAGTTAAAGTAACTTACACATTCATCGGAGCAAACGGTGATGCAATTAAAGCAACAGTAGTTGGCGAAGCAATGGACTCAGGCGATAAGGCAACAGCCAAAGCCATGTCAGTTGCTTTTCGTACTGCGCTACTTCAATCGCTTGCACTTCCAACCGATGAGGTAGACCCTGATGCAAGTTCTTATGAACGCTCAAGTGCTAATGATGTTTTAGCGCCTTCAGCAATCCTGATAAAGATTGAACAATCAACCACGATTGAAACACTATCTGAAATCGGTCAGTACATAACAGCGAACAAGGACGCTTACCCAGTTGGACTTCTTGACCAATTCCGTGCCAAGTTCAAAGAGCAACAAATGAAATTGAACCCACCAAAGTTGGAAGAGGAAATCGATGAAGTCGTCACTACTGAACCAGCCCGAGTTACCGTATAGCGGAACTTCAGGACATAGCGGAACAGATACTTCAAGAGCGCGAGCGCTTAACGCAGATAGGTCAGGTAAGACCGCTTTGCGTCAAGCGCAAGCCCTTGAGTTATTACGGCAGATGGGAGATAGCGGTTTAACTTGGAAAGAGTTTAGTGTCATTACTGGACTTCACCATGGCACCGCTTCGGGTGTATTGTCCGTCCTTCATAAAGCAGGGCGCATTGCTCGGCTCAAAGAGAGCCGTGATGGTTGTAAAGTCTATGTCGATGTAACTTGTATTGAAGGTCGAGTTATTGAAAAACAGGGGCGCAAAAAGTGTTGTCCCCATTGCGGAGGAGATTTGTGAGTATCAGGTGGATTACAAAAGTTTGGTCGGACTCGCCTTATGACGGGACTCGCCTACTCATCCACCTAGCGCTCGCAGATATTTCTCATGATGATGGTCGTTTCTTTGCATCTCAATCAAACCTTGCCTCAAAGGGTCGGTGTTCGGTTGAGTATGTCCGAAAGGTTATCAACGAGATGATTGCCGATGGTCACTTGAAGATTATTACCAAGGGAAACTCCCGAGGTAACGCAACCGTCTATCAGTTGATATGGAAGAAACTACCCAACACAGTTGGGGAGGAACAAAGTTTAGGAGAGGTAGAACTCCCCAACTCAGATACCCCCAACTCCCCAACTTTGGAGCCTCAACTCCCCAACGCCACTCCGTACCATCCGTCCTATACATCCGTCCTATCTACAACAAAGAGCGACGAAACTGCTGTCGCAGTTGTCGCGCTCTCTGAGGCAGTTGCTCGAAGATGGTGGGAGAAGCAAAGAGTTAAACCGTTAGGTAAAGGCGCTTGGCACTCATTACTTCAAATAACGAAAGCGGCTGAAGCAAGAGGATATTCAGAGCAACAGATTGAACAGGCTTTGGATTACATCGGGACAGTTCCCACAATGCGTCAAATGGATTTAGTTCTCAGAGGAGTAGGAGTTAAAACCAAACATGAACAATCAGCAATTAGAGCAATCGACTTGGCAGAGAAGTTCCGCAATGACTCTATCTGACCTCGCCATGCTTTTAGGATTTGTAGGTATCTATGACCTACGCATACAAGTCGATGAGTTAAAGGTTCGCGCTTGGGCTGAGTCCCTTGATTCAGATGTGCCTTTAGATGAAGCGAAGAAAATTGTTTCTTGGCATTATTCAAACTTTGACACAGCGATTACTCCATCCCATATAAATCGGGAATGGCGTCGTAGACTAGCCGATGCTCGAGAGCGCGAGCGCTCGCGGTTGATGTCGCTTGAGTTTGAAGAGAACGAAAAGAAAAAAGCGTCACCTGAATTTGTAGCACAGATTAAAAAAGAATTGCTAGAAAAGTTACGAGGTAAAGATGCTCCGTTGGAAAAAGATAATGGAACGGTGGCACCTGACCTATGAGGATATTTCCGTTTGTAGGTTGGTACAGCAGATGGCGGTTCAAACGAACTCAGAGGTATGCCCTGCTTGCTTGGACGCCATCGCGGATGAAAGACTCCAATGGCAAAGGCTAAACCAAACAGAGTTTCAGAACCGACACGATGGTTAGTTCTTGCCCGTGCTTCTTACAAGTGCGAAAGATGTAATCGAGATTTCTTAGGCTATCCCGTATCAGTTCATCACCGTCGCCCAAGAATGATGGGCGGGTCAAAGAATGAGATGCTTCATGAATCAGCGAATCTTATTGTTCTTTGCGGTACAGGAACTAGCGGTTGTCATGGATGGGTTGAATCCAATAGAGCAAAAGCCCGTGAACTCGGCTATCTAATTCAAAAGGTTGAATCGGCTGAAGAGATTCCGTTTCAAGATGAAAGCGGACTTTGGTGGAAGATAGACAACTACGGACAAAAAACGCAACTGGACATGAAGTGGAGTATCCCTCATGCTTGAGTCATGGAATGTTTTTGTCAGATTGATGAGACCGAGCAAACGATTTATCGTCTCGAGTTCGAACAGCGTCCTTGGACGACTAATGCCGAACGCGCTGGCAATCGGTGGGAACGAGCGAAACTTACAAAAGAATGGCGAACGGGTTTTCAACTCTTGGCTAAATATGAGAAGATACCTCCTATGGTTTGGATTACCGTCACGGTGGAGCCACATCAGAAAGGTGGTCGCTTACAGGATGTAGGGGCGTGTAATCCCTCAGTCAAAGCGGCGATTGATGGACTCGTAGACGCGGGAGTTCTTCCCGATGATTCTCCGCAGTTTGTGAAGTCGTTGGTTTTTCTGCCACCAAAGAAAGATAAAAATTCGTTAGTGATTTACATTCGAGGAGTTGAGAAGGAGAGGACATATTGAACTGGAACTTAATTTGGACAGCAGTTGGTTTAGCAATCGCTAGTTTTTTCATACTACCGTTTTATATTGCTATGCTCATTGCTTACAAGAAATCTATTATGAAAGTTGAACTTGAGTTTGTGGCTACTGCCAATCAGATTCAAAAGAAGGTGAAGTTTGATGATGCAGTCGAACGCCTGTTCGAAGAAGGAGAAGCGATATGAGTACGGTTATGGAAGCAACAGAGTTAGACGGCAAAGGGTTAGATGAGGTCAAACTCTTAACCGATGCTATCCGCACACACCAAACACAGATTCAGGATTTAGGAAAGCGTCGTAAGCAGTTGATTCTTCGACTACGCAAACAGCGCATTACCTATCGTGAAATTGCTGAAGCAATGGGAGTATCCGAGCAGTTGATTTACAAAATTATTCGTAATGATATTTCTCGAACACCTGAGTACGATGCTGAAGGCAACCTAATTCGTAGACGAGGACGACCAGCGAAACCAGTTGTCTAATGAAGTTCATAGAACTTTTTGCTGGTATCGGAGCCTTCCGCTTAGGACTTGAAAGAACAGGTCATGAGTGCGTGTGGGCTAATGAATGGCTTGAGAGACCTAGGAGTATTTATGCCCGAAACTTCGGAGAACAACCTGACGGACGAGATATTAGAGATGTTTCCGCTGGAGACCTTCCTGATGCCGACCTCCTCGTTGGAGGATTCCCTTGTGCGACTTTTTCAGTTGCAGGAAAGCGAACTGGCTTCTCCTTGGATGACACCCGCGGGACACTCGCTTTTGAAATGTTTAGACTCGCTCACGAAAAATCCATACCGTATCTCCTCTTTGAGAATGTCAAAGGACTCCTCAACCACGACGGAGGAAGAACCTTTGAAATCATCCTCGAAGTCTTGGATGGCTTGGGGTATGACTGTCAATGGGAATTGCTTGACAGCCAAAATTTCGGAGTCCCGCAACACCGAGAAAGGGTATTCCTTATCGGACATCTTAGAGGAAAACCCCGACCAAAAGTATTTCCTATCGGAGCAACAGGTAGAAGCAATGATGGCGCGAACTCGGAAGAACGAGAAGGAAGGCAGGGGCTTTTCTCCGACATTTCTCCGACCCTCGACGCTCACTACTACAAAGGAGGAAACTCTCGACAGTATGTAGTTGAGCAGTTCATTCGTAGAGAGAATTCTTTTAGAACTTTCGAGAATGTGGCTCCAACACTATTGGCTCACATGGGAACAGGTGGAAACAATGTTCCATTTGTTAGACCAGTTCTTGATGTAGCAAGAGTAAACAAATCACCAAACGGGCGACTCATTAAAGATGATGGCGACCCGATGTACACGATAACAGCGCAAGACCGCCACGGAGTTCAAATTGGGGATGAGGACGGCTTTGCGATTAGAAAACTAACTCCCTTGGAGTGCGAGCGCCTTCAAGGATTACCCGATGGATGGACGGAGTTTTATCACGATGGACGACGAGTTTCAGATTCCGAAAGATACGAACGGTGCGGACGGACAATCACTATCCCAGTCGTGGAAGCGATTGGTAGAAGGCTTCATGAGTTCTACTGAGCCATTCTCATTCGAGACGATTGAGAACTTTGATGAACATATTGCACAATCAATTCCAAACTATCACACATTAACTGAGGCAATCTGTGACTTGAGTACATACTTCATGACTGAAGATACTCAGGTGATTGACCTTGGCTGTTCAACTGGAACGCTGTTAGAGCGACTTCCTCATCGTGGCAAGAAAATCGGAATCGATATAGCCGATAACTTATTGCCTGAGTCCCATGATGAAACTATCTATGTTCGCAAAGACCTACGCGCTTTCAATGGATTCGGTAAGTCCAGTTTAATCATTTCAAACTTCACACTTCAGTTCTTGCCCTATGAGGACAGACCGCGCATCCTCGAGGTCATCTATGAATCTCTAGTTGAGGGTGGGGCTTTTATATGGGCAGAGAAGGTACGAGAAGAATCGGGCGAACTTGAGCAGGTAATCAACGGCGCTCACTATGACTTCAAGCGTAAGTCTTTTAGCCCTGAACAGATACTTAACAAAGAGCGCGACCTTCGACCTATGATGAAGGTGAACTCATCAATGCGAAATCAGATATTGGCAGAGAACGCAGGGTTCACAGTAGGCACAATGTTTTGGAAGTTCTTCAACTTCGAGGCGTGGATATACATTAAATGAAAGCAAAGATAAAAGTTGGGCAGGTTGCCTCAGTTGCTATCTCATCGCTTGAGGCATATCCAACAAACCCTCGTCGTGGTGATATTGAAGCGATTGCTCAATCACTTAAAGCCCATGGGCAGTACAGACCGATTGTGGTTCAGTACGGCTCAAACTTTATCTTGGCGGGAAACCACACATACAAAGCGGCAAAGAAACTTGGCTGGAAGAAAATCAAGATTACTTATGTAGATGTAGATGAAGAGAGCGCTCGCAAGATTGTTTTGGCTGATAATCGCCTGACTGACCTAGCAAGTTACAACGAGCCTCTTCTCAAATCTCTCCTTAACGCTTTACCTGAACTTGAGGGTACGGGCTTTACTCAATCTGAGGTTGAGACTTTAGATAGATTGATAAGCGGTAAAGACAAAGACAACATAACCGACTCTAAGCCTTTACCTAGTGACCCTGAAGTAAAGATTAGCGCTTGGAAGTTTACAGTCGAGATGGAGGCTTACAAGGCTTGGAAAGAGCAACTATACGCGGAGGCTCCGACAAAGCAGAAAGCAATCAAAGCAATCAAGGAGCGCCTAGGTTTTCCTGAGCGTAAGCCCGTCGAGCCTGACACACAGCCTGAGCGAAGCGAGAGTTCACCCGAGGACATTGAGACAGTTGCAATCAATGAGATTAAAGTTCACCCTCTCAACCCGCGTGAGGGCGATGTAGGCACAATCATTCAGTCCCTTGAGGTAATGGGTCAGTACCGACCTATCGTGGTCAATAAGCGCACCAAGCACATTCTTTCGGGGAATCATACTTATCAAGGAGCAGTTCAATTAGGGTGGGAAAAGATTGCCGTGCATTGGGTTGATGTTGATGATGTGGAGGAAATCAAAATTCTTATCGTCGATAACCGAACTTCTGACTTGGCAACTTACGACCCACAGGAGTTAAACAAACTTCTAACCAGTACGGGCTTGCGGGGAACAGGCTTTACTGCTGAAGAGGTTGCTGAAATCTTGGGCGGGGGAAAATCCAAGCCTGGGCATATTCCTGTGGGTCGTACAACTATCCGAGTAGGCGAACATTCAATGCGAGTTCACACAGAGGACTTAAACGAATGGGCGAATTCTATTTATGGCTGGAAAGATATTGCTGAGTTATTATTTATACCTATTGAGGCTTGTACAACCGAGGTAGAATAAAGACATGGAAAAGAAAATAGGACGATACTGGTTCGCTTGGGGACGCAACAGCGGATTCGCTTTAGGGTTCTCGATTGATAAATACCATTGGACTATTGACTTGGGATTTTGGTACATAGGGCAGGAGTTCTAGTGGCGACGGCAGTAGTGAAGAAGCAACCCGCTAAACCAAAGGGACGACCTAAAGGAACAACAGTTCTCCTTGATGATACTAAGCGCGAAGAGTTGCTGAACCTGATTGTGCTTGGCTTGCCAATAAATAAGGCAGTAGCAATGGTGAACATTGCTGAGTCCACTTTCTACAACTGGATGAGCCGTGGAATGGTTGAACGGGATAGATTGGCGACGCTTCCTGATGCTAAACCTAAACCCGAGGAGAAAATATATTTAGATTTTTTGGAGTCTCTCACACGGGCGCGAGCGGAAGCAATCGCTAAAAAGGTGGCAGTCGTATCAAGTGCGGCGAGTCAAGGAGATTGGAAAGCATCGGCTTGGTGGTTAGAGCGTCAAGTCCCTGAAGATTTTGGTCGGATAGATAAGCAAGAGGTTCTATCTCATTCCGTGTCAGAGGTCAGAGTTACAGTCACCATGGGAGAACTTCAAGAGAAGATAGCCAAAGTCCTCGAGTCCCGTAAGACAAAGAGCGCTTAAGCCATGACCGAGAGACTTCTCGATAAGTTCCTCGAAAGTGATTCCATGAAGCAAGCCGAGTTGCTTGCCATGCTTACACCTGAAGAGCGTCATGCCTTATTAGTAATCCTTGATGCTGAGTTAGATAACCCTTGGGCTAGATGGCAGAACGACCCAGTTGGATTCGTTGAGCAAGGGCTAGGCGAAACCTTATGGAGTAAACAAAAAGAGATTCTCACTTCATTAACACAAAATAAAAGAACGGTAGTTCCTGCTTGTCACGCGCCTGGGAAATCTCACTTAGCGGCGAGAGCGGTAGCGTGGTGGTTATCTACACATCCCGCAGGTACAGCAGTTGCAATTACAACAGCGACCACACACCGACAGGTGAGAAACATTATGTGGCCGCATATTAGAAGAGTTCACGCTAAACATAATCTGCCTGGGGAAGCCGATACGGTTCAATGGAAAATAAATGGCACCGTAGTTGGATACGGATTTAGTCCAAGCGCTCATGATGAAACAGCGGTTCAGGGTATCCACGCACCTAACTTGCTCGTAGTAGTTGATGAGGCTGGTGGTTTATCGGACACAATCGGTGGCGCACTTGAATCTCTTATGACGGGTGGCAATACCAAACTTCTTGTACTTGGTAACCCGCCAACAGACACAGAGCAAACTTGGTTCGAGCGTATCTGTTCGAGTCCGCTCTATAACATCATTTCGATTGGCGCTTATGACACACCAAACTTTACGGGTGAGCCAACAGGCAGATGTCGCTCATGCCCTGATTACATTGAAGAGCATGAAGTTAAGACGCACCTCGTAGACCAAACTTGGGTCAATGATGTTATCTCTGAATTCGGTGAGGATTCTCCATTCGTTGAAGCCCGTGTTATGGCGCAGTTCCCTAAGTCGAGTACGGGCAAGGTCATTCCTTTTGCTTGGGCTGAATTAGCAACAGAGAACGAAGAGCCACTTGAATCACAGATAATTAAACTTGGAGTAGATATTGCATCAGATGGCGGAGATGAGTTTGTTATCGCTCGCCTAGATGGTTATGCAGTTAGCATCGTTCACCGTTCATCAGGTAAACAAAACGCTAACGCAGTTGATGTCGCAGGTGTGGTCATGCGAGAGATTGAGAATTGCATCAAGATACATAGCGAGCGCGGATTACGAGACCGAGTTCGAGTTAAGGTCGATACCATCGGATTAGGTTGGGGCGTTGTCTCCATGTTGGATAGATGGGTCAAGGAGCGCCAATTACCCGCTGACATCATTGGAGTCAATGTTGCCGAGAAGCCTAAAGACCAAGCCAAGTTCAAGAATCAAAGAGCCGAGATGTGGTGGAACGCTCGTCAGATGTTGCAACCCAAAGAGGGTAAACAAGATGTGCGATTGAATGTAGATAGGTTCGTGCTATCACAGTTGGCAGGACCAACTTATACATCGGATGCGTCGGGTCGAGTTGTTATTGAGTCGAAGATAGATATGAAGAAACGGGGCGTCGCTTCCCCTGACCGCGCTGAAGCAATACTCTTAGCGCTCTATGAAAACAAGTCAGTCATTCAAAGCATTGCGCCAATATCCATTGGTCAATCAAATCAATGGGGAACACTATGAGTCGCTCTGATTGGGATTTAGATTTACGCTTCGGGCAAGAAGGCGAGGTTATAGTGAATTCACTATTGACCGCACCGATTGAAACAGTTGAAGTCAAACGAGATAGGCGCTGGAAAGAAACAGGCAATCTCTACATTGAAACCGAGTGCTGGTCAAATGTCTTAGATTGCTGGTACGCATCAGGCATCAGTACGAGCAAGGCAAGTCATTGGTCATTTATCCTTGAGGATTCCGTGCTGACAGTACCTACCGAAAGAGTTAGCAAGGCAGTAGCGTTTTACGGGGTAAGGCGTGAGATGAATCGCCCTGAGTATTCAACCAAGGGATTCACAATCACAGTTGCAGATTTATTAAAGGTTACTTCTCTTCATCCTTAAAGTTCCAGTCAATCTCAATCCACTTGGAATCGTAGTAAGCCTTGATGGAAAATCCAAGAGCAACAAGGCTTACTACAAGAGCCAACTTATCCATTAGGCAGTTCGGTTTTATCAATCAAGAAAGTATCTCTCTTGCTGACAAATCCTCCTTCTGCATCTAACTTATCTTTAGCCTGTGGTTCATTATCGGCAAAGACATGAACAATCATTTCAACCTTATATGAAAATAGTTCCTTCTTTGCTGGCTTTATTTCCTTTACTTCTTTTGCCATTACTTGCTCCTAACTCGAGAGAGTCTGAGTTTCCCACGCTTTCGGTAAATAGACCAGTTACGCATTTTTGTTTGCATGGATTTTCTTCCATCTTTTGACTATCTCAGTACCTTTTTCAAGCCCGTACTTGTTATACAAAATCTGACATTGCCTCAGAGTTAAACCTGTATGCGGATGAGATGACGAGAGAATCCCCTTGCCAAACTCATCCACTAGGTCATTGAGTATCTCGTCGCTCACGCTAAGACACTCTCAGGCTGGATGTCATAAACTGATTCATAGAGCAGTTGTCCGCTTTCCCAATCTGACCAGTCGCCATCGCTGGAGATTTTGATATTGTCCCCAAAGATTTTCTTAGCAAGGATTAGTGAAGCAGTCACCGCTGTGTCGTAAGGCTTTTGAGCAGTTTTACAGAAGTTGAAATCAACCCCGTCAGCGCTCACAAAGAATGATTCATGAGCATTGGCTCCGACTCCATTGAATACAATTTTGTCATCGCCGTACTCTTCATCGGCAATCTCGATTCCTGCTTCTTGAGCAGTAGCCACTAATTGCTTGACACCTTCAGCGAACTCAATGAACTTTTCTTGGGATGGTTCCTCAATAAAGTTCCAGTAATGTGTGTACCCCATTTTATGCGTTCTCCTTTTCTGAGTTCTTCTCTAGGCATTGTTGCCTCCACCAAGCACCGCCATAAGTTGATGCTGGAGTTAAAACATTGATGAATGATTCAGGAGCCTCGTAGTACAAAGGCTCGGCTGATTCGCCGATGACCTTTGTGAACACCTGACCATTCCTGCGCTGAGTTAGAAACACAGACGCAAAGATTGAATTGTCCTCAAGTTTCTTTAGGGCTACATAGAAAGCCTTTTGACCATCTACATTCTTGCCCTCAAAAATCTTGACGCTCTCATAGATTCCGTCATAAGTACGACGGATGTAATACTCAATAAATGCTCGAGTTGTAATGTTGCTACCTACTGGAGTTACATCCCACCCCATTTATGCCACCGCCTTTTCTTTGATGATGTTTTCAACAGTTTGAGCGTGTTGCTTGAAGATTGATTTGAACAATTCTTCTTCGCCAACAATCCACTTGCCAATATCCTTGATGCCAAATTCGCGCTTGTCGTATCTATCTCCAGCCTTGCCATTCTTTAAGATAGATACATAACTGACTTTGATGTATGGCTCAGGAATATAAGCGCCATCTTCCCAAACGCTTTGAATGTAGACATAGTTCAAGTAAAACTCCTTGTCAAAGATTTTGACCTTGACTGGGTTTTCCTCAGTTGAGAAACTCAAACTTGTGTTTGCTTCATGATGAACAGTTGTGACAGTTTTGCCACTTGATTCAATCTCATATTTACTCATTTTGTTCTCCTCTCTAAGAACAAGTCCAGTTTATCATAACTGGGGTTAATAATCCAATCTATTAGTGACCAGTTGAAGCCTGTTTTGGCTGACCGTCCCACAACCATGCGTTCACCACAGAATTGATTCTGATGGCAGGGTCACCGTAACCGTACTGAATACGGTGCTGAGTAATTGGCGGATACTTGATGTCGTACTCGCCTGTTTCGCGGTTGTAAACCGCACGACCCTTGATTTCACCTGTTGATTTAGTTGTCCAGTAATCGCCACCGCCATAAGTCGCATCTTCTCTAGTCTGACCTGTTTGCTGAACCCATACAGTTGCCTTTGTAGCGCGTACTACTTTGTAAAACTCAACATTAGTTTGGTCATAGCCCCAAGATGTGTAGAAGATGTCTCCTACTTTGACTTCTCGCTTTTCAGGCTCAACAACTATTGAACCGCCTTCGTTTAGATAGTCACTTGTACTCACTTGATTATCTCCCCTCCGTTTTGAATGATGATGTCTCTGACGCGTTCTCTATCGACGCTATCGCCACCGCCCCATGTGGTTTGCTGGTGAATTGCTCCGACATAAGTTTTAACCGCTTTCGTAATCGCCTCAACAGTTGCGCCCTTGATTGGGAAAACACCAGTTTCAGGATTGTAGAAAGTGTGAACATATTCAACGAAATCTAATATCTCGTTGTTTTCTATCTGAATCGCCATCTCGTCCTCCTCTCGGACAACACCAGTATAACACAACGGGGGTTAGAAATCATCCCCAAATAGGGCTAAATTTGTCCCTAAATTTGTCCCTAAATTTGTACGCACAATGTACGCACAATTCGAACAGATGTTCGCCTGATACCCTTAGCGCATGACCCTTACGCCAGCAGTCTCCAAACTTTTGAAGGCATCCTGCCCAACCGCGACTCAGGATGTAAGGGCTAACCTTGAGAACCGTGTAAG